ATTTTTCCAGCACTCGTTGTACGAGCGGCAGGTGCCACGACCGTAGTAGGTTTCTTTTGAACCTCACCCGTTCTCGGCTTGTCTTCGTTACCACCGAAAATCTCGGGGAACTTCGACTTCATGCGACCATCGATCTGGTCGAAATACTCATCGGAGCGGGGATCAGTGCCCCCGTTGACTAGCTTCTGGTGCAGCCCTAGTGCGTAGCTGGTGTATTCCTCAAATCCCGGTTGTCCGAACCACTGGTTTTTTGCCTGCCAGCGCAGCGTCTTTTCGTCGGGTTGAACCTGAACTTGCGGTTGTTGTTGAGTTTGTACAGTATTTTCTTGCGTCTGTAAAGCCTGCGGACGGAATCTTTTGGCTTCCTCGACACGCCACTTAGCCGACGCCAGTTCTTCCTGGGCAGCAATGATGGCGTCGGTGTCAAAAGACTCCTGCGCTTCTTTCAGTTTGCGGCGAGCCGCCTCCAGTTCCGTCTCCGCTTCCTTGCGGGCGGAGTTGACCAGAACTTCTTGGCCCTCGTTGTAGCTCTTCTTCAGACGATTGTTCTCGTCGATAAGCTGCTGTGCAAGACGCTCAAGCTCAGCCTTCTCACGGGCAACCGCCTCTTTCTGGCGGCGCTCGTCATGGCGGGCATGCGTCAGTTCCTTGATCCGGGCCTGGACCTTATCCGAGTAAGACTCAATCTCGTCGTCCGTAGGATCGGCAACCTCTTTCTCCAGAGGTTTACGCCCACGATCTCGCTCAGGGGTATCGTCAACGACTTCGACTTCTACGTCAGCGTCGCTTTCGATCTCAACCTTGACTTCGTCCTTTTCGTCAGGGAACTTGTACTCTTCTTTGTCCATCAGTCACTCCTTCATGCGCGGGTGAGGCCGCGAGGGTCTTGCACAACAGCATCGACCTGATCGTCGTTAATCAGGCGAAACTCCTTGCCGTAAATCTTGAACCGGGTACCGGAATAGGTACGGACCAGCACAAAATCTCCAGCCTTACACCATGCCCCGTTGGGAAACTTGGCGGTGTCCTTATAGGCGTCGGGTCCAACTTTCAGGACAAACAGCACCGTGGTGGCGTGTTCTTCCTGTTTCATGAACGTGTCGGCCTTAATCAGCGATGAATTCTCAAAAGTTTGAGAAACATCGGGTACGATACACAGCAACTTCCAGCCAGTCGGCTCGGGAAGCTGGGTAGCTTTTTGCTCGTCACTTGCGTCCTCGGCAGGTTGTTCCTGCGGTTGGATCGTTTTGGGCAGGGTAATCCCTGGGGGTAGCAGCAATCCTGCTTCACTCATCTGCATCTTCGGCTTTCTTTGCAAGGTCAAGGATGTAACGCTCTGCCATCGCCAGACCTTGGATGACGCCGCAGAGCTTCTGGTATTCCTCAAAAGTGCGACACGAACCCCCCGCCAAGTCATCGGCGTAGTTGTTCATATCGGTGCGTATTTGTTCGCGCAATACGCGTGCGAAGTCTTGGATCACTTAGTGTTCCTAGTGGGTTGACGTGCCTGATCGGCACGGGCTTTAGCGATCTCGACGCCCAGCTTGACGCCTTCACGCTCGTTGTCGGCCTGCATCTTGGCCTTGTCTTTCTCAATGTTGGCCGCAACCTGCATCGCCCGAAGCTGGAGGTCACCTTTGACCTTCTCTTCATCAAGCGCCTGCTTGTCGGCTTTGGCCGTGGCGTCCACCGCCAACTGCTTCTCCTTGAGCGCAAGCTCCTGGGCGCGAAGCTGCAACTCTTGCTGCTGCATCTGGATCACCGGGTCTTGCATCTGCTGCTGCGCCTGCTGCATCGCAGCCTGCTGCGCGGCCTGAGCGTTCACCTGAGCAGCGGCCTGGGCCATCATGGTGGACAGCGCAATCTCCACCTGCGGCGGGAGCTTCTCGTCCTCGGGAGGCAGGGGCATGCCCAACTGCGCCTCGATCTGCTTGCGCATCTTGTAGCCCAGGTGCTCGGCAATATGCGCTTGCTGCGCGGCCACGATCTGCTGAGCCATCGGGTTCTGTCCGACGATCTGCGCCACCAGCGGGTTCTGCGTGATCATCATGTGCACCGCGATGTGTGCGTCGTGATCTTGGTGCAAGAACGCCTTGACCGGCTTGTTCTTGAGCAGGTCTTGGTTCTCCGACACGGGGTCGGTGGGCTTCTCGTCGTCAGGCAGCGGAACCAGTTTCTCTGCGTTCTTAATGCCCAACACGTCCAGCATCGCCCGGTGCAGTTGCGGCAGATCGTAAATCTGCGGCGCCATCTGGGCCATCTGAATGACGGCTTGGTACTGCACCACCCGCTGCGACATCGTGGCAGCGTTGGGATCGGAGACGGGAATGACATCGACTTGGTCGTAGTCAGACTGCTTGGCGCGCTTGGTGCCGTACTCCGGGTCGTAGGTGTAGTCCGGGTCCGTGTAGTCGCGGATGATGCTCTTGAGAAGTTTGAACTCCTGCTTGAGCGAGAAGTGCGTACGGGCCTGGACGGCGGTGAGGACTTTGAGTTGGCGTTCGAGAAGAGCGAGGGTTGTACCCACCGGAGCCTGCGCGCTCATGTCCGACACCTTCATGTCGGCGGTGGCAGCGAAGCGACGGCCTTCCTCTACGATGTTGCCTAACAGGCTGTAGAGAACTTGGCTTGGCTCCTTGTACGGCAGCGGCAGGATGCTGTCGCGGATGTTGCCGGAGGCAACATCTACATCTCTAAATTCTCCCGGCGCAATCGGCGTATCGTCACCCTTGATGCGCAGCCCTCGGCTTTTCAAACCTCCCGGCAAATTGCTCAGCGTACCCGCATCCACCAGTTGTCTCATCAGAGACGTTGCGGATTTAGCGAACCCGCCAATCAGATGGAACAAGCCAAAGCCGTACGCCCCAAAGCCGGGGACGTACTGGTAGTGCACGAAGTGCTGGCGCTTGAGCTTGAGGGCGTCATCCTCATTCCAGTTGCGGTAGATCGACAGGATGGTGTTCGTGCCACGAATGAGCGTGACCACGTAAGGAACGGCGATTTCGTTTTCCTTCTCGCCGTACGGGTCGTCAGGAATGTGCAGATCAACGTGCACTTCCATCAGGGTAAAGCGATCATCATTGAGATCGCTGAAGCCCGTCTCTTTGTCCTTGGCTTGCTGAATGTCGGACTTGTTCTTGTCCGGCTCGCCCAACTCGGTGTCTCTATAAAACCCTGCGGCCTGCAACTTGAGCAACTCGTTCTTGCTCTTGCGCATGACGTGAGTCAAGCGGCGGCAAGTGTCCATGTCGGTGGTGCCGTACGGCAGGATGATGTCTTCCGCAGGCACGAACATGCTGACCTGACGACCCAGGTTCGGGTCGTAGTACACCTTCTTGAACGCTGAGCCGGTGGCCGGGAGGCTCCACAGCATGCGCTCGTGCTCAGGCCGGAACTCCTTCATGACTTCCGTCAACTCGAAGTTCATGTCGTCCTGCACGCGTACAGCCGACTCTTTCTTCTCGGGCGTCTCTTTGCCGATGATCTTGGTCTTCACCGGGCCCTGCGCGGGGAACGTCTCGGTGATCATCTCGGACTGGAAGCGCACCACGGCCTCCGTGATCATCGGGTGGAACACGCCGCATGCGCCGTTCCAAGGCTCCGTCCGCTCCTCGATCTGCAAGCCCAACAGCTTCAGCCCATCGACGTACGCCTTCTCCCACTCTTTGCGGGACGCCTTGTCTTGGTCGAGGTCAGCCATCAGGTCGCCGCCAAGCCCCTCAATGAAGCCGGAGTCTAGGTACTCGGCCAAGTTAGCGTCGAAGTTCTCAGCGGTCTTGGGTTCTGGGCGGAGACTGATCTCCAGCCCATCGATGCCGATGTTGACCTCTTCGGGGTCAACGATCTCGATCTCCAACTCAGGCTCAGCCTGCGCCATCTCTTCCAAACCCACGGGCGCGCCGTACAGCGCCTTGTCGATGTTCGTTGCCATGTCTGGCCTTTCCTAATCAGTAGTACGCCGCCTTGCGTGGCGCGAAGTAGCGTTGTTCGTCTTGCTCGTCGGATTCGAGGCTGATGAAGCCCCCTTGACGGAAGCGCAGGAGCGCCTGTGTCGTAGTGTCCACGAAGTCGTCGTTCTCGCCTACAGGGAACGCCGCCATCTCTTCAATCACTTCCCGCGCCCAGCGCGTGTCGGGCGCCCAGACTTTCCCAGAGAAGAACAGGTCTGCCACCGCGTTCATCCGCACCACCTTGTCGTTGCCGCGCGACGGTGTGTACTCAGCCACGGGGATGCCCATATTTCTCAACTCATATATCAAAGGCGCACCTGCGGCCTTCTTTTCCACGATGAACGCGTCTGGCTCCCACTCCTTGTAGTGCTTGAGCGCGACTTGCTTGAGTTCGGGGAACGCCATCCGGTCTTTGAAGGCATCGAGAAGTATGAGTTGGGGAGAATCCCCTTCCTCTTCGTTATAGAACACGCCCCAGGTGGTGCAGGCGCTGTAGTCGGAGGTGGTCTTTGTCTCGAACGCCGTGTCCCAGGACTGGATCACGTACTCGCACTGAGGGGGATTTTCTCTTTCCCATAACCTCCAATGCTGCCGCCCCACGATGGCAGACGAGTCTGCCGTGGGCTGCTGCATGTACTGCGCGTTCCAGAACCTGGGATCGAGGTTGGCCTTTTTGGACTTGAGTTGGTCCAGTGGCCACTGCTCTGGCCACAGAGATTTCTCTGTGTCGGTGCCTTCGTTCAGGATCGCGGGCAGTTCCACGATCTCCCACTGGTCAGCGTCGGGGTTCTTCGTTTGATAATCTATTAAACGGCCTGTAAGGTCCAGCAACGACCACCGCGTCATGATGACGATGATGGCGCCCCCGGGCATCAAGCGTTGCAAGGGGCCAGTTTGGAACCAGTTCCACGCCGTGTCGAACGCGAGGCGGCTGTTGATCTTTACATCCTGCTCAGAGTGAGGATCGTCAATAACGAACAGATCAGCACCGCGACCAGCCAGAGCACCACCGACACCAGCAGCGTAATACTGGCCTCCCCTGGAGGTTGACCACTTTCCGGCTGCTTTTTGGTCTTCGGCAACACAGGTTTCGGGGTACAACTCGGCGTATTCATCGGAGTGTATTAAGTTCCGTATCCGTCGTCCGAAGTCCTCCG